TTGTTATTGTTTATATATATTTAAATAGTAATTCATTAAGTCGTTTACACTTACAAAACTCAACAATTCATTTTTTGTAAATTGTTTGAATTCAATTGATTCTTTAATGTTTCCATTTGATCGTTCAATCAAAGATTCAGCATTTAGATTTTCAATTTTTCCAATCCATAGTGTTGTTAATTTGCGATCAACTCCAACTTTTTTTGTTTCTTTTAGATTTAGCCAATATGAAGTTTCTTGTGTTGTATGATCTTTTCGCAAGATTAATTCTAAAGTTTTAAATCCACTTTGAAACTGAATGCTATGAATATATTTGTCACAGTTTGTTCGGTTGATCTTAACGTATTTTTTAAAGTTTCTTTGAATAGTCATTTTGTTTCTCGTTGTTGTTGTTTTATTTCTTACCTTATATATATATTATATCATGGAGGAATAAAAACGTGCCAGTTTATTCCTCCAATTTAGTCTTTTCTTTCAATATTTCTCTAATTAACTTCGATAAGGTGATCCCCTTTTGATCTGCAATCAGTCGCAAGTCATCCAAAGTCTGGTCATCTATTCTGAATGTTACTTTTTTATTCATAACAATCCCTGTGATTGTAGAATGGCATACAGCGTCGGATTGTGTTTTGCCTGTTCAATCATGTCATCAACATCCACCGGTGGTTCTTCTACTAACACCAAGTGGGGCTGTTCTTCTTGTTCAGTAAAGATCGGTGGGTCATCGGTGTGTGAATCCGTCACCGAAAAGTTCAAGAAGTATCTCTGTGACTTGTTAAGATTCAAACCCTTTCTGCCACCTTGCTTCTGCTCACGTATAAACCACGATTGCAAACGATCAAACCATCCATGTTTCCAACATCTGCCAGTTTCATTATGGTGCTGTAACATCAACCAAGAATCAACGATCTGCAACTCGGTAAAGTGATCGACTTTATTGGTTTGCTCACACAGGACTGTGTATGCATCCAAAGGAACATCATCACTCCATTCATTTAACCGTTGCCATCTTTCAACAAAGTTAATGAACTGCTTTTGTTCTTTTGTCATGTCATGTAATTGTATTAGTTCTTTATTATTCTTTAATACATGTGGATCACAGTTCTGATCTATAGGTAGATCATCCATTTGGACTATAGATGGATCAAGGCTATGATCTACCTTTTTAATCGTCGGTGGTTCAAGGCTATGGACTATGGCTGGTTCAAGGCTTTGATCTATGGTTAGCACATATCTTTTGATCTGGTAGTAGTCAGAAGAAGTCAACCAGTTTTGATTCTCAAAGAATTTCAACGCACGTTTGACGCTTCCAAGACTCACACCAGATATGGTTGCAAGTTTTGACTGACTGCCTGTAAACGTTCGATCTTTACCTCCATGGCTGATTAAAGTTGTATAAACAAGAATCATTGATTTGCTCAATGATTTCAGTCGTTTATGGTCAGAATGATATAGTAGCCCATAGTACATTTCACACCTCTTGTTTGAGTTTGTCGGACATTTACACTATACTATGAATAACCAAGGAGATCAAATGATTCTTTATTTTGTTGACTGTGAAACCACCGGATTATCACCCCAGAAGAACACGATTATAGAGTTTTGTGCAATTAAACATGAGAACAGACGTGAGGTGGCAAGGCTATACATGAAGATCGCACCAACAGATGATGATCTGTCAAAGGCATCTAGTCAAGCCATGGCTGTGAATGGTTATACATCTGAAAAGTGGCACGATGCTGTACCACCAAAAGAAGCAGCACAACGAATGGCAAGATTCTTATATGGCACAAGTGAAACTGCGCTGGTTGCACATAATGTCAAATTTGATGCATCCTTTATCCGTCACTTCTTAAAGCGTTATGGAGTAGATCAAAACTTACCTTATCGGACTATAGACACAGTAAGTTTGGCATTTATTCACCTAAAACCACGTGGCTGTAACAGCATGAAACTTGATAACATTAGAAGATTCCTTGGCTGGTCATTAGAGAATAATCATACAGCGACCAAAGATGCTGAAGATTGTGTGAGATTATTTGATCTATTGATCCCAGTATAAACCTTGAAAACTGTTATATTGTAAAGAGTTTGAGGTGAATCATGTTTGGTCGAAAGTTGATTGAAAATATTAGTGGATCTCTGGATTCCACAGGTTGGTATAAGGTTGATCTGGACGTTGAACATTTTTTGGTTAAAGTCAACATCATTGCTGTACAACTTTCTGGTGTCCATTCTGCAGCTACAAAAATCAAAATGGTTGCATCAAGAGATCCACAAGGCGATCAGCAGATCATAACTTCAACTGAATCTGTGAATTTTGAGGGATGCACAACAGCAACAATCAAATGTGCGTCATATAGACCAGATGCAATAATGCCGGCAAATGATGAAAATAAGATATATCTGCTTTTTCAACTTAACGCCCAAACAGCAACCATGGATCAAGTCTTGATCACGTATGAGTATTAACATGGGATTGATAGATCCATTCAATAGCCAAGGTGGAACGGCAACAACACCAACAGGTGGAGGTGATATGAAACAACAGAATTTGTCTGCACAATGCAACGGTTCTGCACAATCGTTTACGGTTCAAGAAGCCTTTGATGGTGATTCGATTCGAGTATATTGGAACGGAATCAGACAACAACTGGGTGAAACAATAACGGTGATTAACGGCACCACATTTAGCACCACATTTACACCACAGGCATCTGATTATCTATTTGTAGATTATAATCAAGCATAAAAAAGATCCTGTCAGCCAAAGGAAAACCGACAGGATCAAAGGTAGGATGTCACAGGGACACAAGGGAATCAATTAACAATCATTATCCAAGATAATCAACCAGAATAATGTCACCAGAATCTGGTGCTACACCAAATGTAACACGTCCAACAGACCCAGCACCACTATTGGCAACAGAATACTGATCGGCATCACTTGGGCTTCCGGCTTTTTCCATACGCAGTCCATTTCGATAGACGCATACTGAATCCAAACCAGCAGAAGTTCGTGCCAAATCAAAGTTGGTCTGTGAACCATCACCGGTGAATTTTTCCTGTCGTGATTCAAATGCCAACTTTCCAAGTGTCAAAGTTCCATCAGCAACTTTTGCACCTGTTACAGCAAGATTGTTGATTTTGGCTGTTATCACGGCATTATCTGCCAATTTTGCATCTGTCACAGCAAGATTGTTGATTTTGGCTGTTATTACAGCATTAGAAGCCAACTTTGCGTCTGTTACGTTTGCATCGGTGATTTTTGCTGTTGTTACAGCATTATCAGTTAACTGTGCGGTGTTCACACCAGCATCGGTGATTTTAAGACCATTTGCACCAACAGTTAAAGTGGCACCATCAAGATCGGCAGACAATACTTGACCTGTTAATGTTAAACCGTTGCCGGCAACATTTGCAGCAATAGCAAGTGATCCACCATCATTTGCCAGACCACCAGAAAGATTCAACTTATTTGCTGTAATACCACCAGAAATTGCTGTATTGCCAATTCCATTTGCTTTAACTGCGATCTGTCCAGATCCGTTGATCTCAATACTAGAATCATCTGCATTTACTTCTAATGCAGAACCGGCACCATTCTTTTTCAAACCACCGGCAAGTACACCAGCGTCAAAAAATCCAGCATGGTTGATAGCATTATCAGCAATCTTGGCACTTGAAATAGCATCATCAGCGATCTTGGCAGTTGTAATTGCGGTGTCAGCAACTTTGGCTGTTGTCACAGCAGCATCAGCAATCTTGGCAGTTGTAATATTTGCATCTGTGATTTTTGCAGAAGTAACTGCATTTGATGCAAGTTGTGAAGAACCAACAGCGTTATTTGCCAACTTTGCTTGAGTAACTGCAGCAGCAGCAATCTGAGCGGTTCCCACACCATCGTTTGCAATTTTTACACCGCTTGAATCACGTGCAATAGTAGAACCATCGACTTTGACACGCAAGGCACCACCATCGAATTCTAAAGCGGGATCAGTTGCAAGGTCAACAGCAATTGTGTTGCCTGTTTTACTAATTCCATTGCCACCAGTGATAGAACCGGCACCACTAAATTGCGCCCAAACTAGATCACTTGTTCCGATAGCACTAACACCATCTGATTCAAGTGTATAACCGGCATCTGCACCAGCAGATCCCTCACGAATGAAAACAGCAGCATGGTTTAACTTTGCAACTGTGTCTGCATCATCGGTTCTCGTTAGTACGAATGGAGCACCAACAGCACCCACCGTCGTTACTTTGTAGATACCATTTTGTTCTCGATCACTTACTGCTTGATTTTTAACTAAAACACGATCATCTGCTTGCAGTCCAACTCCATCGATGGATATGGCACCATTTGCATTTGCTGTTAGTGTTGCACCAACTCCAGATGAGCCGTTGTTATATGTAGCAACTAATGCAGCTGTGGTTGCAACACGGCATGAATCTTTCCAATGCAATCCAGCGATCAAGTTGTCCACATAGGCTTTTGTGGTTGCATGTCCATCTGCAGATGGTGTTGGTACAGCAACAGCACCTGTGAATGTGTAATTGTCTGTTAGATCAAACTTACTTGCATTAACTGCATTTGCGGCTAGCAAGGAAGTGATAATGTTTTGCGCTTTAATTTGTTCAGATGTAATTTGAATAGCCATGATATTTACCTCATCATTTTTGGTGTTCGTTTTAAGATACACCAAATTGATCAGACTATCAAGAAAAAATATAATGAATAAAAACGCCATTTTTTCTTACTTGTGTGCTATACTCATGTCAAGAGCATAAAAACTCGATAACAACAATTAACAATAGGTGTACAAATGAAACAGCCATCTGAATCGTATAAAAAAAGACAAATTTGGACTAAATTAATGAGGAAGTCAATAAAAAGAATTGGTCGTGCAAAAGCAAGATTGATCTTTTGTGACTTGTTACAAATGGTTCCAACTAATGAAAAAGATGAATTACATGAAGCGTTTGAATTCTGCTTTGACATGAATGGCGGTGCAAAATGAATGATCAAGAAGTACCAACCACGGCTGTCATGGTCTTTGTCTTTGCTCCTTTATGGGTTCCAATTCTAATGAATCTTGGATACTGGGCATTAAATCTTAACTAAAAAAATAGAACCTCATGTGGCTGACCGTTGCACATGAGGTTCTAAGGTGTAAAATGCAATTACAGTATACTACATTATTGACGCAAAGTCACGAATTGTCTTTTGATTTCCTCAACAATACTTTGAATATTTTGCAGTGACTGTTCAAGAAGTGACATGCGTTTGTCAAGATCTGATATTTCTTTAACGACTTCTTCACGCATTTTATCTTCACGTGACTGCAAATCTATAATTACTTTGTCATATCGATCACGCAGATCCTTTTCTCTTTTGTCTGATCGCCTTTGTTGCTCTTTGTATTGCCAAAGCAGAAACATCGCAAAAGCAACATTTGAACCACCTTGCATTAGAGCATTCAGCATGTGTTCTTCCATTATGGTTCTTCCTCACAGAAATCAGACAGTTCACCTTTTATTATAGTATACGTGAATTTGTCATATCCTAGCACGGCAATTTGCTTTTTGCAAAGACTCAACAAAAAATCAAACTCATCAAAATCTTGAATCACAGTACATCCAGCGCTGTATCTTTCCACTTCATTTACGATTCTTGTTTGGCTTGCACGGTGTATATTTATACCAAAATAACCAACGTGTTCTGCCCCATATCGATCCAGTATTTCATCACGGTTCGCATCCCTCCAAACCTTGACAGGTTTCCTTTGACATAATGCTAAATATCGACCGGCATGCAGATCTAGTTGATATGCGGAACGACATTGCTGTGGGTCAACTAGAATGGCTGTGCCATCGACACGAGAAGGGTTGCGCAACCAGTATGTGCCAGCGTCTGTTGTACACCTAAAAACCCATGTACACCATTTGTTTTCAGAATCCCTACAAACAACAAAAAGAAAATCATCAAACAAATTTGCTTCTGTATTAGGTGTGCGCAAGCCAATGAGATTCAGATCCCACTTCCCATCAAAGGTTAAGAATCCATGGCTGTCAACAGCATCTAATATTTTGGGTCTTTCATCACTCCTAATTTCCAACATCACCGCTCACCACTAATCACGCATATCTGTATCATACTGGAATTGGTAGAAAAATCAAATGAAGATGCCACCACCATTCCTTGTGTATTTCGATAGTTTCCATTCAAACCTTGAATCAAATCTGTATCTAATTCTAAAATATCACCAGCAACAAATTGTGCAGTCACTAATTTGCATCTTAAAGTTACACGCTCATAGGTAAAGTGATCCCATTTTGCCATTCGAGTCAGATCTGCCAAAGCCAAATCATTTTCATTAGTGTCTGGAGAATAAACCAACTGCGCTGATCTGATTATTTCTTTTGTTGCTGGCAGACTTGGTATGCGTCCAGATGTCACACCAATACTGTTTCTGTAGAATGAATTCAAAGGTGTTGCATTTGCATATTCTAATTTGCTGATTGGATATATATTTGATTGATTTGGATCAAATATATCATGGCTGATAACTGCAAAAATATCTTTGTTTTGCAATTTGCCAGCAACAAATCGTGATGTATTTGGATCGGTGCAACTTCTCCAACTGACTGATCCCTGTCTAAATACTGCCCATTGTCCGACTTGTTTTGATATTTCTAAAATATCCCGAATCCCACGTTTTTTTGGTTGGTCAAATACCAAACGCCATTTGTAATTTGTTGTGGCTGATCCGCTGATTAATGTTTTTTGTCTAAACCCATCATCATAATCAAATAAACCAGAATCAAACAGTCCACCAATACTCCATGCAGATGGTAGTGTGTCATAAACACCATTGTTACCTGTGCCAGTTGACTCAAGTATTTTGCCAATCATATCAACAGGATGATCGTCAAGTTGCGCACATAATGTCACAAAACTTCCTGTGCTTGTTGCAAGGTTGTAGGCTGTAACAGTAGATGGATATGTGGCGGTTCCACTATTTGGTGTGGTTGATATACTGGTGGCTGTGCTACTGTTAAATTCTAAGAAAAATGGATCGCTACTTAATGTGCTTTGTACTTTAACCACACCATTTTCACCTGTTTCACGTCTGATTCCTGTGGTATTTGTTAACGCCATTGAAGAATCACCCACAGTCCAGTTAGACGTTAACTGACGTGTGGTGCCAAGTTCATAAAACAGATCCTGTCTAGGTGGGTTTGCACTTGATGGACTAGGCACAGAACCTATTTCACTATTAACAGTATTCTGGAATGCGGTGAGCAAATCAACAAACTGCAGAAAAAGTTCTTTTGATACACCTGTTCTTCGTATTGCCTTCAGTTGACCAATTGCAATACGTTCATAATTGCTTGATCCTAATTTACAATACAATGAAGCAAAGACACCTTTTTGAACTGCCAAAAATAGGTTGGTGCTGTCACCAACTAATCTAACTGAAAACCCACCAAATGATACGTTCCAAGTTATTGGTGTAACTGTGACACCGCTAACATTCACACCAGATCTTGCGATCTTTAGGTTGCCGGTGCCATGACTATAAACGCTATAACTACGACCAATCCCATTGCCCAGATCATGAAAACGTAATTCAAATACTGGTTGAATCGTTGTTTTATATAGTTCAGAAATAAACGCATTTGACCATCCCATTTTATGCCCACCATGGGCGCCTGACTTTTGGCACACCTTCTTTTTGAAGATCAAATCTCACCGATCCAGCCCTTGGTCGATCTAAAGTTGCCTGTCCGACAGCGGGCCCAGTCGTAGCCAAACCAGATTCTTCTATCCAACTGTTTGCCTGTCCGGCACTTTGATCAACATCTGGATGAAATGCAAACATTTGTGCTGTGTCCACAACTAATCTCAATGACAGGCTAAACAATCTGCCACCCTCATTAGTAATTATGTTTTGACCAACATCAGCATTTGGTCGTTTCAAAACAGGGAAGTATCTGTATTGTGTTATAAAAGTTGGTGCAGAATATGTGAATGCCATCCTGTTTTCAAGTTGAAGTGTTCCACCATTTGCAGTTACCCATGCTGTATTATTGAATGTTGATTTGATTTTATTTTGTTCATACACTAGTTCTGGATTCTGAGCAATCACGGTGCAGTAGTCATTTGCACTTGGTTTAACTGTAGTTCCGATCATACCACGGAATGGGTCACCATGGACAGCCATATTTAGCATGCCACCAACTGGTGGCATCGTTATAGGATATGCCCATGCTTTTGAACTATCAACAGCAAACGCACAACTAAATCCACGATCTAGATGATTCTGCAAAGCTGCAAATTTAATGGCTAAATCTTCACCGGCTGTGAATCGGTCACGCTGTATTGTAATTATCTGTCTATGTGTTGTGGTTGCACGATACATAGAACCATCCATTGCCACACCTGTATTCCTTTCAACCTCAAAATCAAAGAAGAATTCTGCAAGCCCCTCACCAAGATCAATGGTGACTTTGTTTGATCCGTCTGGTTCTGGAAAAAAATAAAATTTAGGGTTTCCCATGTCATACTCCAAACAAAGTTGATCGTGCGCCACCAAAGTCTTGGAATCGTTGTTCTATCCGTCGCACAAGTTCATCGATTGCGTTTGATTCAACTATTTCTGCATTAACAACAACTGTGACACCGCCACCGTTCATACTGTTCATGGTTCTGTCAACCGCTTGACTTCTTCTGTTTGACTCTGGCACCACGGTTTCACCACGATGTAACATCGCCAACCCATCATCAGCACCGGTGAATCGCAAACCGGTACTGGGCACAAATCTTCCACCACTTTCAAAGCCTAAAACTTTCTGCCGGTTTTCACGTCTGCCCTCTCTAGTAAACATGTTGCTGAAGAATTCACCAAAGTTAGTGAAAAATTCACGTATCCGTTCAAACCAACCAAACAGCGCACTTTTGAGTTCCTTGCCTAGAAAAATAACAAA